GGATAAATCAAGCCTGTCATTGAAACCTGAAACATCAGATGCATAGATACCGCAGTAATATCCCGCATTTTCCATAGTCTCACAGAATCCGATACAAGCCTCTGTTGTGCCTGATTTTGCATTGGGACTTGTTGCTTCGAGGTCTATGTACACTGGATATTCAAAGGTTTTGCCCCTGATGATATCAAGGAATCTATTTGCATCGGCGATACCGTCAGCCTTTGAAGTACAGCCCGAACCGACATAGTAATAAGCCCCGACAGGCATACCGACCGCCTTTGCGTTCATGTAATTCTTCTCAAAATTCGGGTCTGTATAAAATCCTGAATCCGAGCCTCCTGCCTTGAGTATTGCAAACTCAATGCCTGAATTTTTTACGGCAGACCAGTCTATCTGTCCCTGCCAGCGTGAAACATCAATACCGTTTTTCATAAAAAATCTCCTTTCATTTATGCGTTTTCGAGGGCTGCTACTTTGTTTTCAAGGGCGATTATTCTCGCAAGAAGGTCTGAAACATCAACACCAGTAGCAGAGTTATTAACATATATTTTGCCTTCCCAGTCAACAGCAAAAGCATTTGAACGTGCATCTGGCGATGCACCATTGCCTATTATAAATGCATATTTGCCGTTTGAATCCTCGATATTATTTTTCCCTTGAACGTGCTGACAAGCAGACGAAGCAATTGTATTTGCACCTTCTACATGAGAACATCGCCCACTTGCTGCTGTATTATCACCCTCAGCATGAGACATATTACCACTTGCTGTTGTATAACTACCTTCTGCATGAGAACGGTCGCCACTTGCTGTCGTACTCCTTCCCTCAGCATGAGCATTATCGTTTATTGCTTTTGTGTATCCACCCTCAGCATGAGAACCCCAAGCACTTGCTGTTGCAGTGTCACCCTCAGCATGAGAACGAGCACCGCTTGCTACTGAGTACCGACCTTCTGCATGAGAATAAACACCTGATGCTGTTGTATCTCCACCCTCAGAATGGGCGGAAAGAGCTGTCGCTTTTGTATATCCACCCTCAGCGTGGGAGTTACCACCTAACGCATATGCATGGTTACCCTCTGCGTGAGAATAACCACTTGCTACTATATTGGCTGTATAATTATTAAAAACTTCTGCATTGTTTTCTACTGTATATGTTACGCCATCAACAACATAAGTAGTTCCTGCTGGAATAGTTTTACCTGCATTGTAGATTTCTTCTGTCAAGGCATTTGCAATTTTAGTTTTTTCGGCAGAAGTAACGAATTTGTTATTTTGATTTGTGTCGTCCACCAAATCAGAATTGAGTTTATTTGTTGATGTGATTTCGGACTGTAATCCGTCAACCAAATCTGCAACGGAAAAGTCAACAGTATTTCCATTTTTCAGCGTGAGAATAACTTTCTTTGTATTATCATCATAGCTTCCGCCAACAACCATTGTTTCAAGCGGAAGGTCAATTGTCTGAGGTGTTCCGAGAGCTTCGCCGCTTGTGTTTTTAAGAGTTGCAGTCATTACATAAGTCTGTGAATTTATTGAAAGTTCAAGACTGTGAGCATATGCAGAACCGTCATCGCCTGAACCGCTGAAATTTGCCGCTTTAAGAATATTATAAAGTTCACCCATTATTATTACTTCCTTTCTGGAGAATCCATTCTCCTAAACTTGTCATGCCGTAGAAATTACCTGTTGAAATATCCCATGCAATTGAACCTTGATACAGAATTCTGCCTGAAAAATAGTTTGTTTCAGGGAGTTCCTCCGCACTGTCAACATCAATTTCCATACGCACAACCGACAGACCGTTTTCATATGCTATGAATTTTTCATTTCTTATTGAAATCATTTTTAACTCCTTTCCGCACAGAAATTTCTCTGTACATAAACAGCTTAAAATGGCAGTTTTTTCAATACAAAACCATTGATTATTTTATGACTTCCAGAAATTTTATTTTTTTAACTTTTCAAGAATTTTTTTGACCCATGCGGAAGTATCAGGATTGATTTCTGCATAATTTTCAAATATCGAAATTATCTCCATTATTGCGATATAGCCGAAAACGATTATTGCCGTGACTGAACCTGTGATATTCGCAAGCGTCTGACTGTCGTAATATTTTCCGAGGTATCTGATACCGATTTCCAGACCGCATGAAACTGTCATCACAATCAGCTCCGTGATTTTATTCAGACCGCCTTTTCTCATTTTGGTACTGTTCAAATCTCCCGAAATATAGGCTTTTATCAGTCCTGTCACAAAATCCGATGCCGCTAAGCCGAGGATTATTGTTATCATTATGATGTACTGCACGTTATTCCTCCTTGTTTTCAAGCGCAGTCACACGGGCATCAAGTCCGATAATAAGCTGTTCAATTGCAACAAGCCTTGCATTGAGACTTTCATAATTTCCTCTTGCCGTTTCGATTTCCGTCTGAATCTGATGTATTGTTTCATCAAGAATATCTGAATTGTAATTGAAGTCCGCAACGTTTACCAAGTCCGAATTTTCGGGCTTTTTGAGATGTAAATTTGCAGTTTCAGTCATTGATTTCACCCCATTTGTAAATAATTTCCTGCCATGAATATGAGCTGATCCCTGACCAGCGTTTCATTGATTTGAGCGTTGAATTTTTAATTTCCTCCTGCAAAGCCTGAGCCTGCAAATCGGTCGGAGAATTTCCGCTTGTCGTGATTCCACGGTACGGATTAAATCCGCCTATATACTTTGTGCTGTCGCCGAGTGTGATTGAAAGAATTTCAAGGCTGAGTTCGTCACGTTCAATTTCAATAACTTCCTGCACCGTTTCAACATCCAGAGGTTCGCAGTATACAGTTCCCTTGTCACCAAGCCTGATGTCATGCAGGTTCTGAAAATCTTTATACCGTGGGTCGTCCTTGATGTTTGCCATTTTGATTTTATAAGTATATTTCGGATATGCGACAGAATCAAAATAACTTTTCCTGATTTCGTCTGAAAGCGGAGTGTTGAACTTGACTGCTCTGACAACAGGGGACGGAACTGCATAGGTTGTTGTTGTATCATTCCATAGCCAGTTTCCGCTCCAGTTGCCATACATATCAATAAATTCAAGTCTTGTCATGAAATCAGTATAGTCAATTGAAAAATCTATTTCCTGCAAATCAAAGGAATACCGCAGAGAAAAGGCATTTTCACGGGCATTTTCCATTCGCTTGTTTATGCTGAAATAAAAATTATTGCGGTAAAGTTCACCGCCGAAAAGATTCACAAAGCACTTGCTGTCACCGATGAGCGCAGCAGTCAGGGTTGTATTTGTGAATCCGTCAAATTCATTTGTGTTATCGTCCGAAAGGTCCGTGCTGTACTCAAAATCATAGATATTAAATGCCTTATAAGCTTCGGGATTTGCGGCTCTTTCCGAGGTGATTACACCGTTTGTCATAATCCAGCGCAAAAGTTTCTGCGGATACCAGCCACCTCTGTTTTCTTCGGGAATTTCTTTCAGCAGGATAATATCACGGGATAAGTCGTAAAAAAGCTGATTTGCGGTCACAGTTATGGTTCGTTCGGAAGAGTTAATTTTCGGCTGTTCCATGTCGATTCTGAAAAGCTGACCGTTAGACTTTATGATGTTCTGCGGTATGAGATACCGCCATTTTCCCCAGTCATCAAGAGGGTGAACGAGCGTAATATCCCACCGCCCATTTTCAGCCTGAAACGAATGGCATGAAATCGGGTCAAGAACTGCAAGTCCGTTGTGCTGAAATCCGTCCTGTTTTTCCCACATGGAGTAGACTTTGATTTTCCGTTCGGGCGGCATCGCCCACATATCAATTCCCTGAATATTCGGGAGAAGTTCATGCCACGGAAAACCGCTGTTCATGATTCTGTCAATCCGCCATAAAGCTTTCGGAAACGGTCTTTCCATGTATTTTTCGGGAATATCTGGGAAAAGGTCATTCATCGGGAACTCATCTGACATATACCAAGCCATATCTACACCCCTATCGGAAACCCTATCGAGCTGAGATATTCAGCATTTTTTAATTGTGTGGTCGATACATAATTTATCGTACTAAAAAATTCTTTTTCACTATTTCCGTCACTTGCATGAACGTTACAGTTTTCTATTTTATCAGAATTAATTAAATTGCAGCCTTTGTCGCTTGTTTCTATAATATAAATTTCACTGCCCTCACATACTTTGATATTAAAAATATTGTTTGTATAAACATTATTTACGGTAAACCGCAAATTTGTTGTATTTTTTAATTCTCCTGCAATATAGCAATTGCAGAATCTGCAACTTGATGAAGCATCATAATAATAGCCGCTGCTTGTATAATAGTTATTAAAAAATTTTTCGGTATTATTTTCTCCGATTATGTTAAAATGTGAATTTACGGCATCAAATCCGGTGCCAAATGATAAATAATTATTGCCCGTAAGTTTTACATTGATTCCACAGCGTTCCAGATAAAAAAATCTGTACATATCATGGTTTGACTGAAAAATTTGCCTGTTAAATATACCTGTTACAACAGTATCATATATCTGAAATTGTTTGTTCGCCTCCTTGTAAGAACCGTTATGAGCATCAAATAAAACTCCGTCACATCGGCAATTAAAAAAATTAAATCCCTTGATAATCTTTTTGCCGTATCCGCCATTACCTTTGAAAAAACAATTGTCATACGGCAGATACAGGTCATTGATGACAACACCGTTTCCGTCAATATTCAGCGTTGCAGGGTCGCCTGCGCTGATTGTCAGTGTCGGACAGCCGGCTGGTTCAAGTTCATTCATATTCCAGATTGTGCCGTCTGCTATCTTTATACATACGCCTACTTCGGAAACGTGTGCCTTAAATTCTTCCCACGTTTCAACGATATAGGGGTCATTTTCCGTTCCTGAGCCTGTCATAAAAATCACCTCATTTTTTCAGCTTTTCAATAATTTTTCTGACCCATGCGGAAGTATCGGGATTGATTTCGGCATAGTTTTCAAAAATTGAAATTATCTCCATTATTGCGATATAGCCGAAAACGATTATTGCCGTGACTGAGCCTGTAATATTTGCAAGCGTCTGACTGTCGTAATATTTTCCAAGATACCTGATACCGATTTCAAGACCGCACGAAACTGTCATTACAATCATTTCAGTGAGCTTGTTCAGACCGCCTTTTCTCATTTTGGTGCTGTTCAAATCTCCCGAAATATAGGCTTTTATCAGACCTGTCACAAAATCCGATGCCGCTAAGCCGAGGATTATTGTTATCATTATGATGTACTGCAATTTTTTGAAATTCCCCTTTTTAAACAAATCTTTCCCGCACATTGATTTCAGCGTTCTGTGCGTTGCCGTTGTGCGATATGTAATTCAGACCCGTGTGAAGTCGTGGATAATCGTTGAAAGTATGGTCGTTAATCGCCCATTTTGCGCCTGTATAGCCTATAAAATAGGTGATATGCACTTCGCTGTCGATTACAACAGTTCTGTTGCCGATAATTCCGCCGCCGTCAATTGATGCAAGCCCTTTCAGAATAAAATCCGCACCGTTCACCGTGACAATAACTTCATCATCAGTCGGAACGAAACTGATTTCGGGATATGAAAAAATCGTCCCGTTATTCGGAACTTCAACAGTTTCAGCCGAAAATTCAACCACTGTCGGCATGACTGCATAGGCGAAAGGCTGACAGATAAAAGTGATTTCCAGTTCGCCGAACCGAGGAGAAAGATAATTCGAGGAAACTGTTATGTTCTGCACATAATAGCATTTATCAGGTTCGGAGCTGAAAGAAAGTGAGCCGCTTGTATTATCGAGCCATGCATAAATCTGACGGATATTTTCACGAGATTTAAGACCGAGAGTTACAGTTATCTGGATTTCATCACGATTATTTACATCCGGATAAAACTTCACGGGAGAATCGGGAACGGTAACAGGAGAAAGATTTTTTTGTGATTTATTTACAAAAGGCGGACGTTTCAGAAGTCCGAAAGTTCGTGAATCAATACTATTATAAATAAAATAACTCATTCTTCATAAACTCCTATTCCTGCAAGATTTTTCTGAGTTTCTCTTGCTATGCCCTGAGCGATAGTGCGGATATCAGTATCATTATTGATATTTGCATTGATACTGACATTTACGGGTGCATAAACAGTTCTGTTATCATAGTTGCTTGTGTTGTAATTGTTCTGACTGCTGCGGAAAATTTCACCTGCCTGCATAAACGGCAAACTCATATCCTGAGCAGGGATTTCGGGGAGTTCCTGAAAAATACCTTTGATTTTTGCAGTTATTTCAGGAATTTCAGGGGGCTGAATTTTTTCAAAAGCCGTTTTTATTTTTGCCGTAATATCGGGAATTTCGGGAGTTTCAAGCTTGTCGGAAACAGTTTTGATTTTCCTTGTAAGGTCAGGGATTTCGGGAAGTTCAACCTTTTCCGCAGAGATACTTATTTCCGCCTTTAAATCGTCCTGTAAGCCTTCAAAACTGATTTCAGGTGTAATTATACTGTTGTCATTCAGACCGCCTATAATTTCGGCTGTATCGCTGATTGTGTGCTGTAACTCGGACTGTTTTGAAGTTATGCCGTGAATGAGGTTGTCCATCATATCGGGCATCCACTTGTCATCATCTTTCAGCAGACCCTTTTCAGGTGTAGAGTGATGCAGCAGGTCATAAATAAATCCGCCGAACTCCTCCCAAGTGTCCGTCCATTCGTCCCACTTTGATTTCAAGCCACCAATAAAGTTGTCAATTATATCCGTACCCCAGTTCCAAGCAATATCAATGAGACCTGAAAATGTATTTTTGATATTTTCGATTCCGTCAAGCCATTCATTGACCTTATCGGAAAAGTAATTTACTGCGGTATTTACAGCAGTTTTTATGATTTCAAATCCAAGCGTAAACTTATTTTTAAGGCTTTCAAAGTCATCTTTAACGATTCTGAAACAGTCAGATAAAAAGGCTTTAAAATTCTCAAATTTTTCATTTGTTTCATTAATTTTATTTTTTACAGCGGCAACGACATCAGCAACAGTTTCTCCTACACCCTGCCAGAAATTATTCCACGATTCGCCAAATTCGGAGGTATTGAAGAAGTCATTAATATCTTCTTCGGCATTTAAAAGGCTGTCGCTTATATCCTCTGCACCCGAAATCCAGTTATCACCGAAATTCTCAAAATCAAGCCAGTAACCGTCCCAGTCAACACCGCTGAAAGTATCTGACAATCCCTGAAAAGCCCCTGAAATCAGGTCAATTGTGCCTGCAACAATGTCTCCCGTATAGCCAAGCAAAGGCTGTAAAAATTCTTCCCAGACCGCAAGAGCAGGAGTTTTGAGAAAATCCAATGCACCGCTTAAAAGGTCAACTGCTGCGGCTAATCCGTCAAAAAGGTTCGGGAGAATTTCATTTCCTGCCCATTCAATAAACGGAGCGAGGACATTTTCTGAAAGCCATTCAAACAGACCGCCTATTTTTTCGATTATCGGGGTAAGACTGTCAAGAATATTGCCGAAAGATTCTGATAATCTGCTTAGATTAATATTTTCAAATGCTCCGAAAATATTTGAAAAGCCTTTTGTGATATTCGCAGTAACAGTTTTAAATGCCGAATTATCGCCTGAAAATCCGCTTGCAAGATTGATGATAAATTCTTTTCCGACATTTTTGAAACGCTGAATATTTTCCTTTGAAGTGAGAGTCTTTATAAATCCTGAAATAATCTGCGGAATTTTCGGGATAAGCTGACCTGCGGCAACTGCGAGGGCTTCACCGATATTTGCGAAAAATTCAAGCGATTTATCGAACATTCGTGGGGCATTCAGCATAAGCTTTTCAGAAAAATTACCTATTATAACAGGTAAATATTTTATAAGCTTTTCAGTGACTTCATTTAAACCGTCAAAAATGCCATTGAATAAAGTTACTGCACCGAATGTAAGTTGAGCTGAAAATTTCGGCAGCATATCCACAAAATCAAGGACAAGCGTTTTCGTGCCTGTAATCAGTGCAGGAATAATTTTCTGCGTAATTAATGGCATAGCAGAAACAAGCATTTCCGCACCTGTCACGATGATTTTATTGAACGTTCCGAAAATCTGCGGAGCGATTCTTGAAAAATTCTTTTCGATTTCGGTAATATTTTTATTGAAAATTTCCTTGAACTTATCGAGAGCTGACATAATGCCGTGTTCGTTGAAAGCATCAATAATTTTGTTGCCGTCCTGCACTATACCTCTCAGATTAACAGAAATTTCGTCATAAATTTTCTTTCCTGCACCTTCGAGAGCCGATTTGAAAAGCGTAATATCGCCTGCTAAATTGTCAAGGCGGATTTTTGACATTTCTTCCGCTGCACCGTCACAGTCATGTATAGCCTCTGTCAATTTCATGAAATCTTCATCGGAGGAATTGACAATTGCAAGCAGTCCCGACATACCTCGCTGCCCTGCGATAGTGCTTGCATACTGCGCCTTTTCGACCTCGGAAAGATTTGCGAAACCTGCACGCATACTGTCAAGAGTTTCCCTGAAAGACTTCATAGTGCCGTCCTCATTTGTGAGAGCGATACCGAGAGTTTCCATAGCTTCTGCGACATCATCTGTCGGAGTTGCAAGGTTTGTGATGATGTTTCGGAGCGCAGTACCCGACATTGAGCCTTTTATGCCTGCATTTGCCATAAGTCCGATAGCTGCGGACATATCTTCAATCGAATATCCGAGCGCACCGGCAAGAGGAGCGACATACTGAAACGTTTCGCCCATCATGCCGACATTTGTATTTGCATTGGAGGCTGTTTTTGCGAGGACGTTTGCGAAATATTCCGACTGATCGGCAGACATTCCGAAAGCGGTCATTGAATCCGTGACAATATCCGAAACTGTCGCAAGTTCCTCTCCGCTTGCCTGAGCGAGATACACAATTCCCTGCAAGCCGTTTTCCATGTCCTGAGTTTTCCA